AGTAAGTCACATATTCTTCGTTGGATGTCCTTCAACCGGTCTGTAGGTGCAGAAATAGTCCTTACCCCTTTTCCTTTCTTCGGTATTGTAAATTGAGTGTATTGATTATCCGAGCCGATTCTATATAGAACGTTAGTTAAAAATACCAACTTAACATCTAAAATTTTAGCCAAGTCTTCACGTGAAGTAGCAGCCCTAAGTGCGTCAAGTTTAGATGTTTTTGTCATTTCTTCTTCATCCCAGAGGAAAAAAGGCCAAGGAGAAACGCATGCAGGCACTCCTTCGCACAGCACACCTGCCGTATAGCTCTGAATCAAGGATTTTAGGGAGGCGATTCCTCCTGCCATTAAGGCCACTGGTTGCGATTCACAACCAACAAATCTGCCTACATGCGTGTTTATGAAAATATCACTTCAACTTTCTGTTTTCCAGAAGTATTTTGCCTATTTTACGTGATAGCGCGCGCTCGTATCCCCGCCACGCCTGCCCGCTTTATGTAGTGGTTTTCATGCAGGTGCATGATCTACGCAAAAGCCCGCCAGTTCTGGCGGGCCTTAGCAAAAACGATCCTCAAACGATCATGCGATCTCATGCGGCATAGACATGCACTACAGAGCTAACGCCTCGCAAGGGCTCGTTGTTCAACCTTGCTGACGCCAGAAACAAGTTCAGACGCCAGCAACGTTTCTTAATGCAGCCAGCTGTCGTCTTCCCACACCTTCTGCATAATTTTCATCACTTGTTTTCTTTCTTCGTCCAGTTGCAGTCCGGTCAGTTCCACACCGTTAGAGCTACCTTTGCGAATACGAATTACCGTTTTGGGATACAGGGGGCGCAGATTGCGGTAAAGCTCGGATTCAAGGGCGTCCAGTGTAGACTGGCTAATCTTCTGCTCTTTATCGATCATTATTTCAATGCGCATAAAAGTCACCTCAGCTGATGACATCCATTGAGCGGTTGTATTCGTGGGTTCTGATTTTTGCCATGAGTTCATCTGTCAGTTCAGAAACCCACTGCAGAGCCAGCCCCTTCTCTTCATCACTACACTCACTAGCCGCTACAAGCTTAAGAAAAAAATCAATGCGCTGGAGCTTCAAAGACTCCAAAAAATAGTCCTGCATCTTTCCTCCTATGACACCAAAGCAATACTGTAAATATAACCACTGTTTATATTTACAGTATATAATAATCTTACTGATGTAAAACGTTTTTTTACGTTCATCAGCCTGATATGCCTGGTATTATTAAGAGCACGAATTGTTAACCCGCGTAATTAATACAGGTTTCTCCACTTATCATCTTCCTGCAAACGCTGGTTCCGATAGAAGATACGCAGGCCTGCTCCTGACGGAATACTGCCACCGCGAAGGAGTAAATCGACCTCTTTCTCGCTGCCATCAAATCCTCTGGACTTCAGTTCATAGACGAGCTGCTGTCGCTGATGATCTGTAATTCGCTGTTTGTAGTCTTTACGCCGTTTCGGCTTAACCAGGCGTAACCTTGCTGCCAGTTCCCGGCGCTCTTTTTTGCTCATACTATGCAGATAATCGTGCAACTCCTTGTCATCCATGCGGGTAATATCCGTTCTGGTGTCCCCATCAGCTGATTTATCTTTCTCCTGTTGGTTCAAATTTTCAGCAAGGGGACAGTTATTGCCACGAGTCCAAGGGGCGCAAGCGCCCTGGTCGGCTGCCGCCTCCTGAACGTCAACGGCCTTACGAACCATTTTCCACTTCACGGCATGAGTGCAGATTTTGCCCTCTGCAATGGGTGACCAGATGCCATAAATACGAATGCCGTGATCGCCATAGGCGGTCGGCTCTTCGTTGATTTCATAAGCGGTTCTGATGAGGTGATATTTACGGGGAACCAGTACGCCGCCCTGCTTCATGATGTAGGTGGCAAAACAACCAGCATCAGCTGCAGCCAGAATGGCATCAAGGCGCGGGTTATCCAGTACCGGCGCACCTGCTTTTTTGTCACCCTGTTGCCTTGCCGCCTGACCAGCCAGCAATCGCAGTTCACGGTAAGCCTGACGCCCCGGAATGCCAAAGAAGCGGAATTGCTGAACACGATGCAGAGACGCCCAGGCATTAACGTATTCAGCGTTATCACGCAGAGATTTACCCGTTTCCTTGCTGATCTCGCCAGCCAGACCACGCCCGTCAATGTTCTTACTGATGTATTTCGCGATGTAGCTAGTCGGCGTTCCTTTGCGCGGGTTTATCAGCTCAGACTTAAAGCGTGGCCCCGTGTTATTACCCAGCTCCTCGCGGTCTTCACGGATAGCAAACTTACGCAACAATGCAGTAATGGCGCGGCGGTCTTTTTTGCGCATGAAACACAACAGGTGCCAGTGAACTGTGCCGTCATGATGCGGCTCAGCCACCCGCACGCCATACCAGCGCAACCCGGCTTTGTGCATCGCCTTACGAAATGCAGCAAACATGCCGACCAGATAATCACTGCTTTGTCTTACCGTCGCATTTGTCCAGGTCGGGTTGGGCCTGCCGTTATTTAGCGTGGAATGGAAACGTGACGGACAGGTGATGGTGTAGAAAACGGCGCAGTCACCGCGCATTTCCGCGATAAGCTCCAGACCTTTAACACAGGCCATCATCTCATTGCGGCGATGCGCAGGGTTGCTGCTGCTGGCGTTTACCACATCCTCCATGTCCAGCGTGTCGCCGTCTTCGTTCACCAGTTCATGAGAACGGAAAAACTCCAGCGACTTACGGCGCTGCTCACGTTTATGCATCACGGCTTCATAGCTGACATAGGGAGATGCTTTTTTGCTGACCAGGCAAACAGCACGCAACTGCTCTTCCCGCCATTCGCAACGCATCTTCCACAATTTCCGATACCACCAGTCGGCGCACAGCATACGCGCCAGCGACCCCGGAATGAGTTCATAGGGCACGGGTTTACGGCGGTTTCTTTTCCGGCGGAGTTGCTCAAACGCAGGTGGTATGACATCCAGTCGCAGGGTTTCCGCCGCCACCTTTTCCCATGTCTTGCGGATTTCTTCTGGCTTAACGTCATCGGTGGCATACAAATCGCCACAAGCGGCATCAAGGCACATGCTCATATGCGCAGCTACCAGGGTGGACAGGCGTTTCACCTGATCCTGACTCATTTCAGGCAGGATCAGCAGACCGTCCAGCCCTTCATGGCTTGCCATAAAGCGAAAAGAAGTGGATAGCTGACTGTCGCGTACATGCTCCAGTCGTTCCAGACATGGCTTAATCGTCTCACGCAAATAGCGGGAATAAGCCTTTGGCCTGCCCAGGCTGCTGAAGTATTCAATACGTTGCATCAGCGGCTTGCTGATATGGGAAGGCTGGGCGTTAACGTCCGCCAGAATGACCATGCCCGGATTAAAACGCTGCTGCTCATGCGCCAGCTTTGCCCGGCTAATGAGCTTATCCTGCTCCATTTCGCGCTGGACAGGATCACGTGATTCATTAAAGAAATAACGCTCCCATACCTGATCACTCAGAGCCTCGCGGCGCAGTTGTTCCTGCTCGTTATCGGTAGCGTACAGAGTGATCAGGTTTGAAAGCACAGAAACCGGCGCAACTTCCGCCGGGTCCAGATAAGGGTTAATGGCCTTTTTCGGGCTGTTCCATGAGAATGCTGCGGCGACCTCGTTAAAGCCGCTGCAGTTGTTCATATCAGCATGGCTCATGCACGCACTCCGTACACGGCAGAACTATCCACGCCACGCGAAGGATCAAATCCCACCCAGCAGCGCGGCCCGGAAACAGCGATGATTTCTGTTGAAGATTTACTCTCACCAGCTGCTACACCGATGCTGCGTTTTGCCTTGATGTAGTGGTGAGTAAAATTGCGATACAGCGAACGGATCAGGGATGTATCACTGTTAGAAACAATGACCGGATGTCCTTCTGATGACCGATGTTCAAGAACGGATGCCAGGTGATACTGGTCATCTTCAGTGAAACCATCAGTGTGATAGCCGGAAAACGTACCGTCATACGGCGGATCGCAATACACCACATCCCCCACCTGCAGCATCGCCAGCGTTTCATCAAAGCTTGCGCAGATAAACGTTGCACGCTGGGCTTTCTCTGCAAATGCGCGAATTTCTTTTTCAGGGAAATACGGATTTTTATAATTACCGTACGGAATGTTGAAATGCCCGCTCTTGTTATAGCGACATAATCCACGGTAACCATGACGATTGAGATACAGGAAATATACCGCTTTCATGAAATCAGTAATTTCAGTGGAGTAATTAAACTCCTGCCTTATGTTGTAATAAGCCACCTCCCTGTTTGCTTCCTCAAATAAAGCTCTGGCGCGAGATATAAACGATTCACAATCAGCGGCAACCTTTTTATAGAGGTTGATTAAATCAGGATTAATATCCGCAACCAGATAGCTGGGGTAATCCGTCTCCATCATCACAGCACAGGAACCCGCGAAAGGTTCAACCAGTCGCGGGCCAGCAGGAAGGTGTTTTTTCAGTTCGAACATAATGGCGGTTTTATTTCCCGCCCATTTCAGGATGGTGCTCATACAGCACCTCCTGCAATAACATATCCTAAAGCTTCTAATGGGGTTAATGGGCGAATTGATAGCATCACCCATTTTTCTGAAACTGCCATGACGTCATTAACCGGAAGCACATGAGAGATAACAGCGGCCCATTCCCTACCCGTAAATACACCATGCTTCCATTCGCAAAGAGAAAGAACATCACCAACTTTATAGCCACGATCGTCTTTACGAAGTTCAGCCGTCTTTTGACCTGCAACCACAGCGTTGAAATACTTAGGTGCAATTTTTAATTGATGGATACGCACTGCCCTTGTCATACAGCACCTCCGTTGTAGTGCTTGCCTTTCAGCTCTGCGATTTCCTGACAGGTAATGCAAAGCTGCACACCCGGAATGGCGCGGCGTCGTGCTGGCGGAATTGGCGCTTCACATTCAATGCAAAGTACACGGGACACGCCCGGCGTTTTGGTACGGGCAGCACGGATATGGCGCTGGCGTTCTTCTTCAACGCGCTGCTGTACGAGATCCATTGCATCAGCCATTAGTGGACCTCCTGCGCTTCGTTCTGGATTGCTTCAGCAGTCACACGCAGCAGTTCTGCTGCTTCGACGTGGTTTAGCTGGCGGGATGTGATATGACACGCAAGGCTATCAAGGCGGGCAGCCATTGCCTCAGCCCTTGCCCGACGTTCTTCCAGACGAGCCTCTGTCAGTAAAATATTAAGTCCTGCGTCATCCGGTCCGGTTTTAGTCGAGAGGGTTTCAATATTACGCATAATCAATTCTCCTGAATTTAGATAAAGGAATGCCCGGCGGGTTTACGCCATGAATTTCATTAATTGGTTAATTCGGCATGGCTAGCCGTCTGGGAAATAAGCTCACCACTGCACGAAGATGATTCATTACTTTAATCAACTCCCGCTTTTCGTCAGTGGTCAGCTCATTAATACTGATGCTATGACGTTCAGCTGGAATTTTTGCTATAAAGAATATAGCAGCCAGTGCCCGTTTATTTCGTTCATAATTAACATCCCGTGGATCACGTATATCTTTAATAAACCGCTCAAGCTCTGACTCAATATTCAGGCCAAATACTTTCGCCCTTAATTCCGCAATATGATTAAGTCCATTCAGGCGTTCACCTGGGCTTAATGGAACAGTCGCCGCAGCGCCATTAATTGCCATAATTCATATCCCCAAAACGCAACTATCGCTCTTTGTTCTTACGGTAACGCTCAAGAGGAGATATATTTTTTCGTATCATCTCTTTAACCTGCTCTCCCCGTAAAAACGTCCCATCCTTTAGCGTGAAAAAGTAACTGCCATCGCCCGACAACGACGGATAACAACAGAGCAAATCATCTTCAGGTACTGAATAACTCTCCCCTCTGTAACGAAACTGATAAACCACTTCACTTTCCGCTGCATACATTTTGACTTTCTCCGTTTCCCCGTGGTCAATTCAGACAGCAATTCATCTTGTGAACGGCACGGATGCCAGCGTTTACCATCTTCACCCATGATCCAGCCGTGACCGTAGTGCATTGCCGGGCTTTGTTTTACCAGCAGCGATGCAAATGATGGTTCTTTCGTCAGCATAAGCACCTCACAGCAAACCGAATGAAGCACCGAGGCCAGTCACGGTATCAACTGCACTCGCCATCGCAGGATTAGCCTGTAAACGGGCCTGCAATGAAACAGCAGCCAGCGCCATCAGTCGTGTTACAGAGTTAATGCTGCTGATAGCATCACGACGACCTGTGCTGGTTTTCACATCACCAGATACCGCACCAGCAGCAACACGCCCGATCTCTGCGGTTGCACTCATGACGTAATGCGGCAGTTTCTCTTTTGCTACCTCATTAATCGGTACGCATGGCAGGCAGTGAATCTGAGCCAGAAAACCATCTACCAGCGTTGAATCTTCAGTCAGATCGGTAAGCAGCCAGATTTCTGGTGCGGTTAATAAATGAGGTTGAGCTGGGTTCAGCTTGTTCCGCAGAATCTGCACATTCATGCCCGCACGTTCTGCCAGTTGCACCAGATTGTGGCGCAGTGCGAATGCACGACAGGCTTCATCAAAATGTGGATGTTTGGAAACTTGGTAATCAAACATAGTCGACACCCCTGATGTATCCCAAAATGGAACTAGTTGAATACAACATTGCAATCAGTAAGTGCATCAACGGTAAGAGCAGCAAGGTTGATCATTACCTTTTCTCTTTTCTTGTCTTTCCGAAGGCGATGACGAGGGATGCGACCATCAGCCAGCATATCGTTGATTGTGTCGATAGAAAGACCAGTAAGTTCGCTATAACGCTCAATTGTGACGTGCGGCGTATTCAGAGTTATTGAAATGTTAGGGGTCATGATGCAACATCTCCTATTGGCTTGTGGTGAGCCTGTAGTAATCGTGACAAGTACCCAAATGGGGACAAAACTGATACTAGGATCGCAAAAGAGATATGTCAACATCAAAGTACCCAAGTGAGATCAAAATAAATCCCAATAAAGGTGGTAAGGCTGCGATTGAGCGATTAGTCGAAGCTTATGGCTTTACGACACGACAGGCTTTAGCTGATCACTTGGAAGTATCAAAAAGCACTCTGGCGAACAGGTATTTGCGGGATACGTTTCCTGCAGACTGGATAATCCAATGTGCTCTTGAAACAGGAACCTCACTGAAATGGTTAACCACCGGGCAAGGACTTAAGCAAAGCTCGCTGACAGTAGCCACAGAAGAGCTTCCCAAGTTTCGCCTTACCGCAGGCAAAATGATTGAAGATGGTTCATATGTATTCGATTCATCATTTCTTCCTGCAAATCTTTCATCACCAATTGTTATTCAGGATGGGCTTGTCACATACATTTGTGATCAAAAATTTTCTGAAGTACTTGATGGACACTGGTTAATCAACATCGACGGAACCTATTCCATTCGAAAAATCACAAAGCTTCCAAAAGGTATGATTAAAATTACAACTACAGAGAATAGCTTTGAATGTGCATTTTCTGATATTGAAGTGGTTGCTTGTATAAGAAGTACAATAGTTTCAAATTGATATAGTAAAAGGATTTAAAAATGAATTCATTTTCCATCGTTATATTCTTATTAGCATTTCTCGCCCCTGTTCTAGC